AATGATGACCTTATAATGGCGCTCGCCATTGCGTGTTGGGTTCGTGATACTGCCATTCAGACAAATGCGCGAGATTTAAACTATCAAAAAGCCTTTATAGACGCCATCATAACCACCAAGACAACCTTTAATACGAGAGTTAAAGGACAAGAGGGCTACAAAGATGATAGCGTTCTTGATAAAATGTCAGAAGCAAAAAGTCTATATGATGAATTTATGTGGATTATAAAGTGAGATAACATATGCCCCCCAAAAGAAGTACGAAAAACCCTGAAACAACATTATTTAAAGCTCTGACTAGATTGTTCTCGGGGCCGATTATTAATTATCGGTCACAGTCTGGTCGCAGAATTAGAAGACAACATCTGGATAAATTTTCATCTAGATTCAAAACGGCTTCAGGCCAACAGTTTAAAAAGACGCTTTACAATCCATTAGATGTATTAGCGAACAACGCCATTGGGAACCAAAGGCGCTCTGAACGATATATTGATTTTGATCAAATGGAGTATATGCCGGAGCTGGCATCTTCGTTAGATATTTATGCCGATGAAATGACAACTCATTCTGATTTACGGCCCATGCTTAGAATTAATTGTCCGAATGAAGAGATTAAGGCAGTTCTTGGCGTCTTGTATGAAAATATTTTAAATGTTCAGTACAACTTGTTTGGCTGGAGTCGCACAATGTGTAAATATGGCGACTTCTTTTTGTATCTCGATATTGATGATAAGTATGGTGTTAAGTCTGTCATTGCGCTTCCTCCTCATGAAGTCGAGAGGCTAGAAGGACAAGACAGCACCAACCCCAATTACATTCAATATCAGTGGAATTCAGCGGGTATGACGTTTGAAAATTGGCAAATCGCTCACTTTAGAATTCTTGGCCATGACAAATATGCTCCGTATGGTACTTCTATTCTTGAGGCTTCCCGCCGCATTTGGCGCCAGCTAACCCTCATGGAAGATGCTATGATGGCTTATCGCGTTATTCGTTCGTCAGAGCGTCGGTTGTTTAAGATTGACGTTGGTGCAATTCCTCCACAAGAAGTCGAACAGTATATGCAAAAGATTGTGACACAACTCAAGCGACATTCTATTGTTAACCCTGACACCGGCCGCATTGACCTTCGCTATAATCCAATGAGCATTGAAGAGGACTACTTTATTCCTGTTCGTGCTGGATCCGCAACGGATATTTCAAATCTTGCTGGTGGTTCAAATACCACTGAGATTGACGACATTAAATATCTTCGTGATAAATTGTTTTCCGCTCTTAAAATCCCACAGTCATATTTAACAATGGGCGAAGGAGCGGAAGAGGACAAGACAACTCTTGCACAAAAAGACGTTCGGTTTTCAAGAACCATTCAGAGATTACAAAGAGTTATTATTTCAGAGCTTACAAAGATTGGCATCATCCATCTTTATACGTTGGGCTTTAGGGGCGATGACTTGTTGGGATTTACTTTGGCCCTCAATAACCCTTCCAAGATCGCGGAGCTTCAAGAGATCGAGCATTGGAAACAAAAGTTTGACATCGCGGCTTCAGCCACGGAAGGCTACTTTTCTCGTCGTTGGGTTTCTGATAACATTTTTGGTATGTCGCACGAAGAGTTCTTGCGTTGCCAGCGTGAGATGTATTATGACCGCAAGCACGACGCATCGCTACAACAGGTCGCTGAAGCCGCCGCTGCCGCCGAAACTGGCATGGGCGGAATGGGCGGCGACATGGGCGCTGACATGGGCGACATGGGCGCCGACATGGGCATGCCCGAAGAAATGCCGGCAGCAGAGGCCGGCGGCGAAGAGCCAGGCGCCGCCGAAGAGTCTCCGCTTTTGGCAGCACCCCCTGGAAATCGGCCTTCTCCGCGTTTGACGCCGGGAGCTAAAGGTAAAGTTTATCATCCAGTTAAAGTGGACAAACGACCGGCCGGCGCCCGCACTCGTCATATGCGTTCACTGGCTACTCCAGAATACGCCGCGACCCCTAGGGTATTGTGGAAAGGCTATGCCGACGGACTAGGCCCACTCGGCCGAGGAATTACTGAAACATCAGATGGTGTTTATGAGGAAGATGCGTCTATTTATAGTTTGAGAGAACAAACTGAGGAAGACAAATTGTTTGAGATAAACGAATCAGTGCGCACTTTATTAAAGGGCTTAGAAAAAGTAGACGAGAAAACAACGGAGGAAGATGATGAAGTTCAGACACAACAAGAAGCGAAATAGCGCATTTATTTATGAAGCACTCATTAGAGAAGCAACCGTCGCTACGATGAAAAACGACACGCAGCGAAAGGAAGCTGCAGTGCGACTTCTTAAAAAACACTTCAAGTCTGGTACTCTGCTTAGAAAGGACTTGGAATGTTATCGTTCTTTGTATGAGAACCAAAATTTGGATCGCTTGACTTGTGAGAAAATTCTCAAAGAAGTAAAGATACAAAAAAGACTAATTGATCCCGAGGGGCTTTTTAAACAGCAGACTGCGCTTATTCATGATATCAATACAGAATTATCTCCGACCGCGTTTAACAATTATGTTCCAAATTATAAAACCTTAGCAACAATTGCTCAAATTTTTTCTGACAGAGTTTCTCCAAAAGATCAAGTTATTTTGGAAAACACGATTGCTAGTAACATGGGGATGCTAATAACTGAGCAAAAAGTTGAAGCCCCTATTGATGACATTGTATATAAGACATTTGTTAACAAGTTTAATTCGAAATACAAGGATGAGCTTTTAGACGAGCAAAAAGAGTTGCTTAGCTATTACATCTCTTCTTTTATGGACAATGCCCTTCAGTTAAAAATGTTTCTCAATGAAGAGTTGGCGCGCCTAAAAACAAAGCTTGAAGAAGCAAAAGATGCTGATGAGATCAAAAGCGACCGAGCAATGCTCAACAAAACAAATCAAGTTATCGAGAAGTTGAATTCTTATTCTAAAGAAACAAATAGCGAAGAAGTTCTCATGACTGTTATGAGAACACAGGCACTTGTAAAGGAAATCTATAACGATGGCAGTAACGGTTAAAATCGGTGACGCGGCAAATGCGCCGTCTGTTACTTTAGAATTAGACATTCGTAAAAGTATGAATGGGGATCTCATGATCTTTGATCATGGAGATATTGATATTATTTTATCGGCATCCAAGAATAAAGTGTTTGCCTTCCCCAAAGAAACAATCACCGATCTCGTGTACGGCGCGCAAAATAGATTATTTGCTTTTTTGCGAAAGAAAGGGCTTGTGATTCCAGAGTCAGTTCAAGGGGGTTCATTTTACGGCTCTATGGAAGCAACGTTGGAGCAACCTTATTCTGATAAATTAAACACTTCAAAAATGACACTCATTAATGTTTCTAGATTTATCGATGAGGAGAGACCATATTTTGAGTCCACCGAGGCTATCGTTTCCATGACAGATGACGAACTCATACACCCCGATAAGGAAGACTCTACCGAACTTGGCGAAGTGCCTCAAGCAGTCGAGAAGGGGTCTATCAGAAAAGGCTGGGTAAGAGACCCTTATTCGCTTTATTATATGTACTCGATTTAGGAAAAAGAATGGAACTCATAACATTTGCTTTAGCAGCCTACGGACTCACCCAGATTCTTGTTTACGGTAAGATTTTTGATCGCTTTAGGCCGAAGGCGGGCGTCGTCAAAAGACTATCAAGTTGTCCCATGTGTATGGGTTTTCATGTTGGATGGTTTTTGATGTTGCTTTCTCCGTTTACAGAACTATTTAATTTTGACGTAACTATCGCTAATTTTTTTATTTTAGGTTGGTTGTCTTCGGGCACCTCATACATATTAAATATGATCTTTGGGGATAGTGGTTTACAAATAGGAGTTGAACATGGAACAGGACATTTGGACAACCAAGTGGATGCTGCAGCCAGTCCGTAATTGTAAGAAAGGTTGCATATGCATGCGGGTAGCGCCCGCAATACAAAGGGATAAACAATGGGAAAAGTACTTTTACGAGAATATTACGAACTATGCGAAGGCGGTGTATGCCAAGATCTTTTAACTGAAGATGAGAAAAGATACGTGGCTGATGGCGGTATGATTTTGTCCGGCATCATGCAGAAGGCAGATGCCATCAATGGCAATGGCCGCATCTATCCTCATAAGGTTCTCATGAAAGAGGTCGAGAACTATGGCAAACTTGTAAATGACCGTCGTGCTCTTGGTGAGTTAGACCACCCAGAAGATTCAGTGATCAATTTGAAGAATGCCTCTCACCTTGTTACTAAGATTTGGTGGCAAGATAAAGATGTGATGGGTAAAGTTAAAGTGCTCGACACCCCTTCCGGAAAGGTTCTCCAAGAGTTGGTGAAGTCAGGCGTTAGCCTTGGCATCTCCTCTCGCGGCATGGGTTCCGTCCGCGAAGATCAAAACCAGACAATTGTTGAAGATGACTTTCAGCTAATTTGTTTTGACTTTGTGTCAGAGCCATCCACCCCTGGCGCGTTCATGATGAAAGAAGCGCGAGATTACCAAAACAAAGTATTTACAAAAGCAGATAGAATCAATCGTTTATTAAACGAGGTTCTAAACGATGAGTAATAAATGGTCGAGTTTTGAAAACGACGGCCTTATTATGGAGGCATGGCGTCGGCATATAAATGAGGCCGCGACGACTGCTGTGGCGCGCCGGCGTCGCGCGGCGCCTATTATGCAACAACCCACCGTTGCACCGACTGCGATGACGACCCGTGCCACCCAGCTGCCACAGCGGCAGACATCGCAGACTCCGGCTAAAACGCAGCAGACTCCAGCTCAAACGCCAGCATCACAACCTGGCATTGAACTCTCAGGACCGAAACTGGCGGCAATCGATTCAACGGAATATCCGGATTCTCTTGTAAATTTACTGCGCCCGTTTACGGGTGCCGGGAAGCCTCTGAATCCCAGGCAACTCCTTCAGATTTTACAGTTTTTTAAAGTAAGAGCAAAAGCAGACAATATGGATCGTTTGCTGGAAGTTGATTTATCAGGTGCTTCAAGAAATCCGCGTAAATTTTCACAACAAACAGCTAATGAATTTTCTAAACTAATGGCGCAGCTTAATGTTGATGTTGAACCACTAGTGCCTGTCTTTCATCAGTGGCTTAGGTCTAACACTCTTGAGATGCCCACCGGCGCCACCGTTACCACCCCGGAAACAGGCGCCCCAGAGCCAACTGCTTTGGCTACCAGGGGAGCAGGAACACCAACAACGACTGGTGGTCAAGAAGAGACCGGCACCGCGATAAGGCGCCTCGCTGACCAATCTGGCATTACACTTGAACCGGAAATAATGGAACCTCTTGACCTTGTGCGACGACTGTTTGAAATGGTATGTGAAGTTATCCAAATGCCACCAGAAGAGCGAGAAGTTATGTGGGAGAAGTGGGAGGCGCGCCTGCGCGCCCAGCCCGGTTCGGCGGTCGTTGTGGCCGCCGAGATTCTCGACCGGATTCGTGTTCAAGAAAAGCCATGCCCTACACCGGACCGCCAGATCCCCGGGCGCCCCGCCGCGGGGCAGATCATCGATATCGATTCGGATACCGGACAGCCTGCCATCCCTGGCGATGACGCCCCAGACCAAATTGGCGCCGAGCCTCCCCCCCGTCAACTCACTGATAAGGGTACCGACAAGCCGGATGTGACGCCAGAACCGGAGCCCGAACCAGAGCCGGACACCGAGACAGAAAAAAGAAAAGTTTATTATCTCGATGATAGTTATCTCGGTCAGAATACCCTCAAAGGTAGTTGGGATAGCGTTAATAAAGGGAAAGGCGGGGGAATATCATTCAAAGATGATTTGGCTGCTTTCTTAAATTTCTTTGGCCCCTTTATGCCTAAACATGTTACTGAAAAGGGCCTTACCGAAGCCGAGGACTCTGCTATTGAAAAAATTGCAGATAGTGATTACCTTCGCGCCAACGTGAAGAAGATTCTTCCCGCATTTCAACAGCTGCAGCGTTCCAAGCCGAAAGAAGCTGACAAGGTTAAGAGAATGGCACGCATTTTATCAGCAAAGGGCGCCGGCCGCAAAGAGTTTGGCAATCTGATGCTTAAGATTAGGGTGAGGGAAGAAGAGGTTAAACGAGATAAAAGCGCCTCGGGAAAGGCCGGCCAGAAGGCCCTCGGCAGGGAGACGGGCGACGAACCGGTGGTAGAAAGTTTGTTGAGAGAATCCGAAATTCAGAGATGGAAAGCACTAGCAGGAATCATTAAAGGATAAGGAATGAAAAAATCAGATTTAAAACAGTTAATCAAACCAATGGTTAAAGAATGCATCCACGAAGTCCTTTTAGAAGAAGGGCTCTTGTCGAATGTGGTGGCAGAGGTGGCCAAAGGCTTACAAGGAAACCTTGTTGTCGAGGCACGGCGCCCGGCCCAACCGCGCTCCCAACCTCGTGAAGAAATGCAAAGGAATCGCCAGGCACAA